CACGAACCCGGCGGGCTACACCAGCAACACCGGCACGGTGACCAATGTGTCGGCATCGGGCGGTGCGAACATCAGCGTGGCCACCGGCAGCACCACGCCAGTCATCAGCCAGAACGTGGCGACATCCACGCAGAACGGCTACATGACCAGCACCTATGCGGCCAAGCTGGACAGCCTAACGTCAGGCGCGAGCGTGTCGTCGGTGGGTGTGAGCGGCGGCACCACCGGCCTCACTACAACAGGCGGGCCTGTGACGGCTTCGGGCACGATCACGCTGGGCGGTGTACTTGGCGTGGCTAATGGCGGCACTAGCAGCACCTCGGCATCCTCTGCCATCTCGTTCCTGGCCGGCGCAGTAACCAACGGGCAGTACCTCCGCGGCAACGGCACCGTGGTGCAGATGTCCGCCATTCAAGCCATCGACCTCCCCCAGATTGCCTTGGGCGGATCTGCTGTCAGCGGAACGCTCGGTGTGATCAATGGCGGCACAGGCCAGTCCAACGTCTACAGCGACGGCGATTTGCTCATTGGAAAAAGCATCGGCAGCACGCTAGCTCGGGCAAAATTAGTAGGCACTGCTCCAATCACCATTACCAATGGTTCCGGCACGATTACGATTGGAGCGACTGGCATTGGCTCAGGCGACGTGGTGGGGCCTTCCTCGGCCAACACAAACGCACTTGCTAAGTTCTCGAGCACCACCGGCAAGCTGATCGGAGAAGCCAGTTGGGCCGAGAACGGCGGCGATCTGTATGGCCCTGCTGGGGCAACAAATATGCAGTACGGTTTTGTTTGGATCCCGTCAGATTCAGGGGCTCCCACAGCAGCGCCAGGGCAAACCGGAACACTTACCGACCGCGTACCTTTGTACTGGGACGCGACCAACAAAAGGATGTATGTTTACGATCCGGTTGCTGGATGGACTTTCAGAACATTCGACAACAACTAAGCCTACCCCCATGAAACACACCTTCCCCTGCGTCGAATCAATGCGGCGCGTCCCTCTCTCCGGTGGCCGTGTTGTCCGAGTTTGGCGTGACCGTACCAAGGAGAACCTGTCGGCCTCCTACGACGACGCGGACATCGTGTCGACCTGCATCGCAAATGCGACCAACGACACGCAGCTCCTGGCCGCACTGGCCAAATTGAAGGGCGTGAATGCCGTGGAGCTGGTCGACGCCAATGGCCAGGGCACCGTGGTCTACCCCATCTGGCCGTGAGTTCAGACATAGTTGCCGAGACCATCCAGCAGCGGAGCGCGGTCTACGGCGAGCCGCACCACAGCCATGTAAACATCGGCCTGGCCTGGACAGCTCTGATCCAGCAATACTACGGCATCACCCTGCCTGCCCCGCTCCCAGCCCACCTGGTGGAGCTGATGATGGTGGCCTTTAAAGCGCAGCGCAGCGCCCGGGTATTCCATGCCGACAACTACGTCGACCTCCGGGCCTACGCAGCCTTTGCCGAGCACGCTCAGAAGCATCCCGGCGAGCCTTACATACCCAAGGAGTGACCCCTGTTTGACCCCTGCAAACATTGGGTTTTCTCTCAAATCTACAGAAAAGAGTAGAATGCTGTAGACGGTAATCATGGTCTGGGTCATCTTCAACCCATGACCGACAGCGACTTGTTAAACATTGCAGCCGATACCAAATGCCTGCAGGAGGTCGATAATCTTCAACCTACCAGGGCCGACAGCGACTTCCCGGGCTACGACTTGGCAACATTGATCAACACTCCAAAAATCAAATGCGTATGTGGAATGATTGCGAAAGGCTTTACTCTTATCACCAACAATAACCATGGAGTTAAGATTGGAGATAAGTGGTGGCATTACCGCAAGTGCCCAGGATGCGGAAGGCACAACCTATTGGGTGAGCACATACCGGTAAAAAGCATCAGAAAGAAAAAGTAATTTAGCCCCGGGTGGGGCCAATACCACCCCCAGGGGCGCGACTGGCCAACGCGCACAACTCTCCAAACCATGACCACAATCTCCAATCTCATCTCAGCCCTGATGATCGTAGAAAGCAGCAACAACGACCTGGCCATCGGTGACCAAGGCCGGGCCATTGGATGCCTCCAGATCCACCGCGGTGTGGTGCAGGATGTGAACCGATTCACAGGCAGCCATTACCGATGGGAAAGCATGACCAACCGAGTGCAGGCCAGGGCGGTGTGTGAGGCTTACTTGAAGCACTACGGCAAGGGCTGCACCACTGAGCAGTTGGCCAGAAGATGGAATGGGGGCCCTACTGGAGACCGCAAATCTGCTACCGAGGCCTATTGGGCCAAGGTTAAGAAGAACTTGAAATGACCAAACCCAAAACGATCAACGTGAAAGAAACCACCCACAAGTCACTCCGGGCCTACTGCATCGCCACCGGCCTAAAAATGCAGGCGGTGGCCGACAAGGCTATTCAGGCCTGGCTAAAGAAGGCCGCCAAGTGAAGCGCATCCTCGCAATAGACCCGGGTGCCAGCGGAGGTATCGCGCACTTCGCCAATGGTCGAGTGATTGTCGAGCCGATGCCGGGCACCTATGGAGACATCAGGGATGTGATGATCAACTGGCTGTCGCAGTCTGACGTGGTCTACCTTGAAAAGGTCGGTGGATACGTGGGCGGAAAGGGGGCCCCTGGTTCAGCAATGTTCAACTTTGGATACAACGTTGGATACCTGCACGGCCTGATTGCCTCCATGAATCTCAGGATGATTGAGGTGACCCCGCAGCGCTGGCAAAAGACCATCTCGGCCGGCAACAAAGCGACCCACGGCACGCGCTGGAAGGCTCACTTAAAGCAACTGGCGCAGCAACGGCAGCCTTCACTCCACATCACTCTAAAGACGGCAGATGCGGTGCTTTTAATGGAGCACGCTCTAATTGCGGAGGGCGTGAAGTGAGCAGTGATCATATTCCTGACCCCACGAAAATGATCAGCGACACACCCATCTCTGACAGCACTCCGCACAACGTCGCCGAGCTAGGTATACTGTGTCGAAGACTTGAGCGACTCGCAGCGGTGCGACTAGCTTATATCACCCAACTCGAAACCGAGAACGACGCAATGCGAGCGGATCTGCTGCTGTGGCGGGAGGCCAAATGAGAGACTGCGCTTTCATCTACGTCAATAAATCTAACGGACTAGTGCGCGTGGAAAGTCTTGATACAGCCAAGCACGTCGATCAAAGCCCAGAATGGAAACACGTTAGCACAGTGAACCCTCACGTTGTTCTGGAGAGCATCTTGAGAGCGACGATCAAAGACAGAAATCAGATCATCAAACACCTGCTGAAATGAAACACCTGCACGAACTACCTGAAGACGACCGGCTGCGAAATGTGGCGCTCAAAGACATCGATGTCAGAATCCGCTGCCGTCACACCAAAACGACCCGCGATCCGCGTGCTTGGAAGATCAAGGGCGATACCTACAACCGGCTTGGAGACAACTGGAAGATCAACTTTGACTTCATTATCCAACCAACAGCATGAGCGAGAACACAGTGGCCAAGAAACTCAGGCAGGGCGACGGCGTCTACTGCATCAGTAAGCAGCAGGCGGGCGCGATCTACAAGGCGGCCCGAGACTACAAGGTCGAAGACGTCAGCTACTGGCGGCGCAAGCGGGGAAAGGCCAGCAAGTGATCACTGACCGAGACGTGGCCAAGTGTATGGCCGAGTACGGTGGCGGGTTTGTCAGTCGGCTGGGCAGTGCTGCCCTGGCCGCCGACCCGAGCAATCTGAAGAAACTGCGGGATGCCTTCCCGGACTACTGGGCGAACTACGCCCGGATGGCACAACAACTTTTCGAGGTCGAGAAACAGGCCTCGGTTCAACACAACAACAACAACATAAAGTAAGACGATATGATAATCAGTGCAACAGGCGGTAAGAAGGACTTCGCGCCGTGCCCCGAGTTCTCGGGCCGGGCGGTGTGCGTGGACGTGACTCCGTTGAAGGAGTACGAGACCGAGTACGGTGTAAAACAAAAGTTTAAGTTCGCCTTCGAGATCGAACTGCAGGACGACAGCAGGGACCCGGTGCAGCCCTGGGTGGTGTTCACCAAGCCCATGGTGCCGAGCCTGCATGAGAAGGCGGCGCTAACCAAGTTCCTCAAGGACTGGTTCGGCCGGAAATTGACCGACCAGGAGAACAAGAGCCTGGACCTGGAGAGCCTCATTGGGCGCCCGGCCAGCCTG